ACTCCCCCTGAGTTGGCGGTGGTAGTACGATCGTGGCAGGGCCTGCGACCGTTACCCACTCCCCAAGAGCTGCTTGGTATCGACCAAAGACTACGCGAGTCTCGGCCCACTGAGTACCAGGAATAGCTCGTTGCTGAATCTGAGATACGCTCGGAGTTGCTACCGGGTATGAGATTGACCCCAGCGTGTCCCAAGGGTATTTTTCTCGGGTAGTCACCGCCGAGTCATCCGCAAGCAGCCCTAGTAGGTCATAGAACAGCTTGGTTGGCTGGCCAGTGGATGGGTTAACTATCGCCCCTCTGACGTGAGGTACATTGATCGCCACTACACTCTCCTCGGGGTGATCTCAGCGTAGGAGTCCAAGATATACCGCCTGACAGGATCTGTTATTAGAAGCCTGGGGGTGAATTGCCGGTAAGTCCCCAGCTGGCGCCAGACAACACGCTGGGAGTACTCGCCCATGGCACCCATTGACCGAGTGGTAAGTGTTCCGTAAGTGCGCCCAAAGTCTTTAGAAATCTGCAGCCCTATCACAGGCGCTGAGCCTTGGCCGCTAAGCAAACCAACCCCAGACTCAATGACAATCTCAAGCCGGTCAAGAGAGAACATATTACCCTCGGACTGGATTGTATGCCCGACTCGGATGGCTTGGATCATATTGCCGTATTCAGTAAACGTGGCGTAGTCCAGCTCACCGATTGCAGTGCTCTCACTATCACCAATCAGCGTCTTGCCGTAGCATACAGCCACTTGGTTGGCTCGCCAGTAGCCATAGCCAAACGATTGGCGCTCGTGCCACATATCGGTGGCAATATCATAGACCCAGGTTGCACCTGATGTGGGGAACCATAGTCCAAAGAGCTTGTGGCCGGCCTCGTCCCATGACTGGGCAAAGCAATCTGTTACTGTGTAGCTAGATATCGATGACTCAACAGCGAACGTCGATATCCGCTGCGGTACGTAGCCGTTAGCGCGGTAAACGACTCGATCATCGCCTAACCAGAAAATTGAGTTATCCGCTTGTGCAATAGCGTGCTTATTGATGCATCCTCGCTCGATATAAGCGCCGCCCAGTCGAGACAGTGGAAAGTCAGCTTCACCGGAGTTCTGCCACACCTCAATGAAATCCGTCTTAAAGAGCCAAAGCTCTTTATGATCGGAGATTACCGCTTGGATGTTGCCAGGAGATGTGTAAGCAAATGCACGCTCTGTGGCATCGAACGTTGAGAAGTCCACCAGCCCAGTGGCTGAATCCACCAGCCCCGACACAAAAAACTGGTTGGTGTCAAACTGTGTGAACGTGAAGAACCCATCTAAGTATGCAACGGAGCCTGCTGCTAAGAAGTTAGTCGCAGTGATCTGCGTTAATGTGGCAGATACACTGCTGTACACATACGAAGCCGCTGAAGCCACTAGAACTAGCTGAAGGCCGTTATCAGCTGCGGAGATCTTCCCGCCGCCGCCAATGGTCCCGAGTGCTGTAGCAGAGCCATTGGAGTCGACTGAGTACAGCGTAGTATCATACACAGCATAGAGCACGGAGTCCATTGTGTAGAGGAGTCGACATCCTGCTGACGCAGTCGATCCCCATGTTTTTAAGCCTGGGGTCTGCATCTGAATGCCTTGCACGGACGCTTCTTGAGGCGGCGTCTCATACATAAGGTTTATGCTGCGGGCAGCTGAGGCGTTAGCTGTACGCGCAATGTAGGATGGCCCAAGTAGTGGTAATCGCATTTCTAGTAGGAAGACCCATAATTAGGCACGATCTGGAAGCCGTCTTCCTCCTCCTCGAAGTCCAGAATGTTCTCAAGGGCTATCGCAGCCTTATTCTCAAAGTACTCAATCTCGGGCAGTGGCAGCCCATACTCAGACCCAAGATCAGCAGCCAGGCCCCACACGAGGAAGGTGTAGGCGTAGGATGGCATGTAAGCTGTATCACCCGAAGCATCAAAGTCCTGAAGTGGGACTTCAGCAGTTACGATCAGACGCTTCTTAGAATCCGACGGCACTGGCCAAACGGTTAGTTCAGCCAAGCTCACCTTGCGATCGTAGAAGACTGCAGTGGGTGTGCCGGTGGTGAACTTATCTGAGATGCCCGCGTAATCCAATCGCCCGTACGGAGTGATCGGAGTGTCGGTATTGGTGGTAATATCTCGCAGACGAGGATTGAATATCCGCAGTGGGCGATCGGTGTTGACATCCCCTGATGGGCCGATCGTGTAAACACGCTTGCCCTTAGCTAGAGGGATCTCTTGCTCTCGGATCGTCCAGAGTAACGCGCCATGCGTCTGCACAGCCTTAAGCCGCAGATTAAGTGCCTCTGCAGCATCTGCAGTCTGGTAGGCTTCAGGATCTCCGCCCTCGGCAGCGTAGGCTCTGCACTTGCGCAGAGCCGCGTTGATGATCTGATCCCTAGTGTATGAGAAGTCTGTACTAGCTGAGAACGCCATCTAGTAGCTCTCCAAGTCAGGTGGTACTAGTGGATTGATGACGTTCGTCGTGTCTCTTGGGCGCACTGCAGAAACTGGTACGTCCTCCCGAGGCGGTCTGAAGCGATCCATTGGGTGGCGCTGCTCCGAAAACTGCTTCAGTACTAGGCGCCCATTCCACTCAGTCACACAGTCGGACATGTTAGCCCGAAAGCCCGACCGATCGCATTGAACAGAGTAGCTGTCCATATGCACACGGCGGGTGTACTGACTTGGATTACCGAACTTCCCCCACATTATGCGTCACTCTGCAGTACCGTCACTCTAATCTCGGCGCCATTAGTGTAGCTGTTGACCAGTAATAGCAGCGCACGGGCATGTAGCGTAGCACTACCCGCCGTATCAGCTGTCTTTGCTGAAAACGCAGTAATGGCAGGCCATGTGTTAGTCTGGATAGGTGCAGCCGTTGTCAAAACATCGCCGAACGTCTCCAGCAGCGTGAAGTTTATTGTGCCTACAACATCAACAAACACTGTTGCAGCAGTGTCACTTCCGAAGTTCAGCGGTATCGTCTGCGACATCCCTTCGTCGACAGTTCCGAAGGATACATTACCTGTTGTCCCAGCGCTGGTAGTGATGCTGGTGATAGTCTTGAAGTAGCTGCCTGTCTCCGCAGTTGTAGCATTAGGGCCAGTCATGGACTCCGTAAGTGCCTTGCCATCCGCATCAGTACCTGTAAAGATGAACGTCTTGGCAGACTCGTTAGCGACTGTTGTACAGAGCAGCTGCCGCGCCATATCTGCAGTAAACACACCGCCGGAGATTAACGCACCGTTAAGTGTGAATGCGCCTGCGCCTGCAGGAGTCTGCGCCTGAGCTAACCCAGTAGCAGCAACGTCCGTAAGATCAAACGTCAGTAACTTTGGCCGTGGCATACCTTACTCCTTATGGGCGTTCTTGAGAGAACCGCACGTAATCGATGTGGATGGTATGTCCTGCGTCTCCACCTGTACGCGCTCCAATGAAGGGAGCTAAGATCACGTCATCTGGGATCGATGTTTCAGTCGCCCAGGATAATGCTAAGTTACCGTTCACGAACCCATGTACTTGCATGTTTGAGTCAGTAGAGTTGCCCTCAACCAGGATAGCCATTGTCGTCCAGGTATCATCAAGGATATCGAACGTAGTGCCCGAGGCAAGCTGTACTGAAGTACCGGCGTTGTCCTTGTCGCACAATAGCCCTGGAGTAGCATCGCCGTCTAGGACACCAAACGCAATAACATCGGCAGCGGTGGTAGTCCACAGGTCTTCAGGGTTAGTAGTTGCGCCAACATCGGTTAGGCCAAACTGGAAATCAGTGTCGTCAGCGTCCACAGTCTTAAAACGCACTTCCATGTAGAAGCGGTTCGCGCTCAGCTGGATCTGCTTGGGCATGTAGATTGACACGCCTTCAAGTGTGCCGTCGGAGGCGATCTTGATGACGCCACCAGAGAGTCCGTCAGCAGCGGCCTGCGTTAACGTAGCACCAGTATCGATGATCGCCGCAGCCCAGCCTGTTGGGACGTTGGTGGTAACAGCTTCGTTGAAGTCATCGTGGAAAACGATTTCTTCGGCACAAGGGACCATTGCAAAGCCCTTGCGGTAGGAATAACTATTGCCTTTTCGAGCAAAGCGAATTGGCTCATGAAATGAGACTGTCATGTAACACCCCTCTCAGTTACAGAAAAAAGCGGGCCGAAGCCCGCACCGATTATGCGCCTGGAGATCCGAAGACCGAACGCACATCAACCACGTCGAACGCGTACCGACTGTAAGCTGTGAACAGCATGTTCTTGCTGTTGAACTCAGTGTCGTTTTCAAAGATTGCTGCTTGACGATTTTGGTAAATCATACCGTCTTCCACATCAGTCTTGATGAAGTAGGCATCTGCGTCGGTAAGCCAATGGTTTACCTCTATCTTCAAGTTCAACGATTTCACAGCGTTGACAGCATTATTGGCTGAGTCATTCTGCAGAACTGACTGGAGGATACGGATAGCCTCAAATTGCAGCTCGTTGGGGATGATCAAAGTTTTGGGATGCACTGCGATCTGCTTGCCGCGCTCATCCACAAAGTCACCAATATCGATAGCCATCTGCTCAAGGGATGCTTCACTCAAATCCGCAGCAGTCGTAAGCTCATTTTTGTACGTCAAACCACCTTTGGTCAGGTGGGCCAACGAGCACAGCTCAACGCCGTCTACGTATGTGTAGGAGGAGTTGAAAGCGCGGTTAAGGATGTTAGCAGCCACTACCTCACGAGTCTCAGACTCGGAGCGTGCTAACTCTTTTGTTCTCGCCTTAGTCGCCTTCAGATACTTGTTGTCGTTCACTGCTTCGCGGGTAATTACGTACCCCAAACCATAAGTAACGTTGGTTACTCGACGAGTGAAGCCTTGAGACATCGTATCGTAGAAGATCGGACTTCCCTCGCCTTTGACGCGAGATAAGCCTAACCCCATGAAGCCTGTGTACTCTTCATACGCTTGGTCAGAACTAACCTCATCAAATATCTTTGAGTATTCGTTCGGACGAGCATTGTAAGAGGTGTTGAAGATCGCGTTAAGCCCTGGCCAAAGGAACTTCGCCATATCACCAGTTGTAATTGGCATAAATTATACTCCCGCTGTACCAGTGTGTGATCCATGTTGATGGTTGTTAAGTTTAACAATCCACTTTGCGTTGGTGCCGATCTCGTTATCTGGACGACGAGAGAGACCAATAACCTTCACCTGCAGCGTTGCTGTAGTAGCCGCTGAGCTGGAGTCTAATTCAACGTTAGATAACCCAGTGGTCGTGTTTACAGTCCCAAACACTAAATTAGCGTTCAAGCCTACCGATGTGGCTGCAAGTGAGCCGCCATCAGAGTCTTCTTGGACTTCGCACAACAAGCCAGGATCGTCAGCGACGATTGCGTATCGGGCTGTAGATGCGGTTCGGTGGGTGTTGCTATCGTAGTCTTTGTTGGCTACAAATCCAACAACGACACCCATCACTGCGTCGCCTGCAGTTGCTCGCGCTACGGTGGCTACACCGTCTGCGTCAGCACTTCCTGCATACTTCACAGGACATCCAGTGCCTACAGCGGCGGAGTCTGTTGCAGGGATGAAGTACACGTTACATGATCCACTGTACTGTCCTCCCAAAGAGTTGACGGGAATCAGCCCCATTGGTACATCGGCATTTGCCATTATCAGTTACCTCGCAATTCAATTTTACCATGCCAATCTCCGAGCTTTTCAGTGGCCTCGGTCAGCATGTCCTTTTCACGGTCGGAGATTTTCTTTTGCTTCACTAACTGATCTGCGTTATAGAGATCTTCTGGGATTTCCATCAGTACTCCGTAGGTTCCACCACCCACCGGCTTTGCCGAGATGCTGCCTACTACTGTGGCCTGTCCTGCTAACTTGTCACCTAACTTGGTGCCATCTTCTACTGGTGTCCAGCCTGCTAACTTCGCTCTGTCAATCCTACCTGCTCTGCCCGGTGAGTCGTTAAAGACCCTGCGAACAAACCCAGGACGGGGTGCAGCTGTTAGTGGTTGGCGGACATACATCGGAATTCGCTGTGGTTGTCTTGACGGTGCTGCGCCAGTTGCTTTGCCGGTCGCCTTACCCGTCTTGGACGGTTTAGCTGCAATACTCCCAGTTTCAGCTGCTTTATCCTGGCTGTCAAGAGTATCGCCCATAATAAAGTCAAAATCATCGTCTATCTCGTTCATTTCATACCTTCCTTAAGCATTTTTAAGTATTCGGTCTTGCTAATCCCTGCTTCCTTCTCAAAGTAAGCTGCGATTTGCTGTACTTCAGCGGGTAGCTCGGAGAACCGAAGCGTTGAGCTGCTGCCACGCACAGTGGTACTGCCAGACTCGACACTGGGAGCACTGGGGGATCTTGGCTTGGCTGCACCTTTGAACTTGGCAGGAAACCTGCGTGTAACAGCCTCCTTAACGCGAGCCATGATCTCTGCGCTATCCCCATCTGGATCTGCACCGCGCTCTGCAGCTTCTACAGATATGGCGTACTGCACCATCGCTGGATTAGAGGCGTTGAACCAGCTCTTTTCAGCCTCCACAAACTCCTGCACGGCGTCATCAACAGACTTGCTCGCCACTTCAGGCTCTTCGATCTCATCCAGCACGTTAGGCTGTGCTTGCGCGATGCTGATCTTAGCATCCAGCGCCTCCACTTCCTCCACGTTGCCAAACTCGATGGATTTACGCCGCTCTGCACGAAGCGCTGCGAGTGCATCCTCTTTGGCCTGCTGCATGACCTGCCCTTGGGCCTGCACGAGCTTGCGAATCAGATCCTCTTGTTTCTTGTTCTGACCGGCAAGGGCTTCGATCTTAGATGTCAGCTTTGACGCAATTTTATCGCCAACATTGTTAAAATCGGTGTAATCCTTCCAGTTCTTGGGATCACCCTTGTACTCTTCTTTGGGCCGCCAACCTGCACGGCGTGCTCGGGCGATGTCTTCAGCATCATCCGCCGGTTCCTGCGCCGGAGCATCTTGCTGCTCAGCATCATCCGCCGGCTCATCGTCAATGATGGTAGGCTCTTCCGCCTTGGCTGAATTAAGCGCTGCGGATAGCTCACTAGCCGCCTTCTCCAACATCTCATCTGCTGCTGCCTCACTTATCGGAGTCTCGACACTCATACGTCAGCCTCCTGCAGTACAGCGTTGATGTCCTCATCGTTAATTACTCGCAACCTAGGCTTATTGGGGATAGGTGCTCCACCCCACTTGGCAATCATCACTCTGGTGCCAGCACGTATCAACTCCTGGTCTACCACAGCGGTTGCGCCTACTGCAATGATCGTTGCAAGTACCTGAGCGTTCTGCTCTTGTTGCCTGGTAGTATCAGATAGTATGATCCCACCCTTGGATACTTGTTCGACCTCATCAATTTCTACCAAAATCCTGTGCTGGTGCGGGGTCCAATTACTCATCAGATTCACCCTCCACAGCCAACTCCATGACCGCCTCAAAATCCATAGCGTCTTGGATGCCTAATAACTTGTGGAGTTGCGCGACGAACTTCGCACCTACCTCCTCAAGCACATCGGTTTTACTCAAGTCAACCGCTGTAATATTCGACTCTCTTTCAAGCAGTGCTTTCAGACCTGCTCTATACCTGCGCGTCATCGGGTGTGTTACCCAACCTGCATACTCTTCACTGTCCATCTGTGCTTCTTCCTCTGTCTGGTGTGACTGCCTGGATGTACTGCGCCTTCGCTGCTAGTGATTGCACTTCCAGCTTGAACGCCTCTAAGTCAACGACAGCTCCTTCTGTCTGAGCCTTCGCTAACGCTAACTCTGTGTCTGCCGAAATCTTCATTACTTCGTACTGCAATTTAACGCTATCAAGTTGCAGCCTTGCCTCTTCGATCGCAAGCTCGCGCTCCTTGATATTAAGCTCGTCTGCTCTTTGCTCTAACTGCTCTGCGAATTCTTGCTGCTGCTGGGATGGCTTGCTAGGATCGATCGCTGGTAGTATCTCGTCGATACCCTCCAAGCGCATCGCTGTCAGTAGCCGTCTAACTAATGGTATTCTCTGTAGCTCGGGCACGACTGGGAGTAACTCCAGCACCGCCCGCAGTCGCATAACCTCTTCGATCTGCGAACTCATGGATGAGTCAGCCACCGGCACCAAATCAAGATTTGATGTGGCAAAGTCCTGCGCTTTGTTGGCTTCTGGATCGTCCAGTACAGCTGCGTATTCTGACTCTGTCAGGTACTGCTGCGCGTTAAGAAACAGGATGTAAAACTCTTTCTTCAGCCCTCGGTAAATCCGTCGGTGGATCGAGTTCATTACCTTCAAGCCTTGCTCCACCGCTGCCATTGCTTCGGCTGCGGTAGTGTTAGAGCCTGAGATCTGCCCTGACATAATGTCGCTGATGGAGATCATGCGGTAGTAGCTTTGAAGCAGGAACTGCACGAGTGAGAAGAGCACCGCACTCGGGCCTTTTGTAGGTAGTGGCACAATACTGTTTTTAAGATCTACGCCACTAGCATCGGCTTTGACCCACTTGCCTGGAGAGAACTGAATCTGCCCGCCGCGCACTCTTGCACCCTTGCCGATGAACCCAGACTGCAGGTTATCTAACGACGCGGCATCAATGATCTGGTTCAGCATCGTATTGATCATGTGCGTGCCGTGCGACAGCAAGTACCCAAACCCGTAGGAAAAAAATGTCCCTTCCACTGCGGGGATGAAGTGAAAATCCGAGTAATAGTCTGCGTGCGTGATGGAGATGACCTTGCCTAATTTAAGTGTCTCTGATTGTGCCCGCACGATATCGTCTTCGCCAAAACAAGGGACGATCCGCACAACAGTCTCACTCATTTCATGGACTGTAACAATGTACGCCTCTGGGTAGCCGTCCTGGTCTAAGTCCAAATAGCGGCACTGCTCATAGAACACGTGCTCTGAGTCGTTATCAGGCTCTCCCTGACCTACTTTGGACTGAAGTTCTACATCACGGAACACTTTCGCCCGCACACGCTCGGTAATTTGACTGTCGTACAGCTCAATAGTGTGCGTTATGCGGCGTGCGTCCGACAATTTTTTGGTATTTTGGTTAACGGTGATTTTATCGGGCAGGCAAAGAACCGATTTTGATGTCCTCGCAATGGGACAGTAGTAGGTTTTCTTGAAAACTGTACCCACCATCGGCAATATGTGGCAGAGCTTGTCTAAATCCCCTTCCCAGTCGTCCATCTTCTGCAGGACGTTGTAGTTCATGTACTCTTCAACGCGAGCTGAGCGCTTTGCCTTAGCACCTTCTGGATCTTTGCCAAACACTTTAGTCTTGACAACACGTCCATCACGGATAAGCTCAGGCACCGCACGGGCTGCAAACTGAATGCACGCCTCAAGGATGAGTGAGTGCTTAACGTTGGATGCCCCATCCCATGGTACTGTCTTGGCCTCAATCATCTGGGAGGCAAGTTTGAATGCTTGCTCCATTATAGCGAGCCAAGGCTCCATAGACGCACGGTCGATCTTGTAATCTTCAACAACCTGGCGGCCAATCTGCGCTAAGAGATCGTCTGAAAGGATCTCAGCGACGTTATCAGCGTTATCTAAGATCTTATCTAGGCTAAGTGTGCCGTCGGCATCAGCCAGGTCCATGACGTTCTCAACGCTATGCATCTCAATACCCCGTTACCGCGTTACCGCTCATTTTCTTGACCCCAGCTTCTTGCCAATCATCATCATCTGTTGGCTTGGGGATTGCGTTGTCCATGCCTGTCATCGTAGCATATCGCGTCGCGTCCATTAAGTGATCGTTTTCCTTAACGATCTCGCCCTTATCATCGCGGCGGTATAGCCTGAACTCTTCGAACCAGTCTGCGCAGTTTTTAAATACTTTTAATCGGCCAGTGCTCAGCAGCTGCCAAACTTTATAAAGTCCTGCTTCACGAGCATTTGCAGCCTTAACTAGGTCCAGTCCCAGATCCACATAGTCCTGAAATAGCTGCTCGCCGTCGCGCTGGCCTCGGCCTCTGGATGCTGGATCGATCGCTATTGGTATCCAAGTACCTCTAGCTCGCACAGCAGCTGCGTGTACGGACGGTTCGCGCTGGCCTGCCTTGTAGGTATCAAACAGATAGGACTGGCGCGTGTTAGGGTCTGTTGCAATCCACACAGCTGCCGTCCAGTTCCAACCTACGTCAAACCCTGCGCAGACCTCGTACCAAGGTGGCAGCTCAAATGGCGCTACAACTACCTCACTCTCCGGTACTGGGTAGATCGCACCGGCTCCCAGTGATGGTACTCCCTTGGACCGAGCATCGCGCTGGTGAGGCGGAAGTGCGGCATACATGGCGTCCTTGACTTCCTTGGACAAGTGCGGAGCGTCATCCCATGTTGCTGTGATCAGCTTCCTACCGGATGCGATCATGTATCACATCGCTCCAGCACGGTAAAGTAGGCGATGTTCCCATACAAGTTATCATCGGGGTTTACTGCCGTGTTGGTATATTTTAACTGCGCTGACCATTGCCCCGCATCGTCCTCAGTAATAAGCCCAGACTCAATGGAGTACTCCACGTACTCATTGGCAGCCAGTGCCCCCAAGTCAGCATCTGTAATAGCCCCTGTGCCAAGCGCTACGCCATCTGCGATGGCCTTGATCACTGAAGTGCCATCAGGCTTACAGAAGATGATGCTAAGGCCGGTGTAGGACGCCATATTAAACCCAGCGTTTAGACGGAACGTGCGCCCTGTCTCTTCTACAAACATGTTAGCCATTTAGTGTACCCTTCACAAACTCCAGAAAGGCTTTCTCCTTGGCAGCATCACCTGGGCGACCGGCGAACTCGGGAAAGTACTTGTTCCGAGCATTGACACTGGCCACGCCTGCTAGCAACTCGGCCCACGGCACTAGTGCCTCCTTAGCAGGGATTATTAACGCCTGCACTTCCGCAACGGCCTTCATCGCCGCCTGAAATTGTGCGTCGAGTAGATCCAAATCAACTTGCATAGCAGCCATCTTCGTGTGGATAGCATTAATCAGGGCTATCTTCTCAATAGGCTGCTTTTCTACAGCCATCGCTACATTAGACTCGATCATTTAGACCACCGTGAATGTTGAAGTTGTGAAGTCAATAGTAAGCGTCTCACCGGATGCAAGTGTCAGGTTCGACCCATAGTCGTACCAACACAGCAACGGGTCCGCTGGGGATGTCGGTGTATCGTTGTATATCACCACGTACCGGAACGTAGCCACCGCCCCGCTGGCTGTTAGGACTAAATCCGCAAACAGCTGCGTGTAAGTGCCTGACGAGTGCGCTGCGGTTGAAGTCGTTAAGTTACGCGAGGACAAGTTCGTATAGCTCACTTGAGTTAAATCAGCCAATACTGTATTCGTCGCTACAGGAGCGTTGGCAGCAGCGCAGAGCGCTACCACAAACTGGTTTGTGTTCGCTGCGTAGACACCGTACAGCCAGTCTTGCACTGTCTTATTGAATTTGTTGTATGTTGCCATCTTGCCCTCGTTTTCCTAGTTGATGGTGGATTCTACGCCTGCCGAACCTGTCATGGCACCTGCCAGTCCTACCGTGCCTGTCACAACGCTCGCTACGCCTTGCGTTGCCGTAAGCAAGCTATGCACTGCTGCAGTACTTGTTATGAGGCTTGCGATACCTATTGTTAGCGATGCTACTGCAGCCCCACTGTAGTTTAGCGTAGCGCTCGTACCGGTGTAAGTGTAAGCCCCTGATGCTGCCGCAAGCACTGCAGTTATGGATAGAGTAACAGCGGTGCCGGTGTAAGTATAGCTGCCGGATGCGGCTGCCAGGGCAGCGCCGAAGGTGATCGCAGCTGCAGTGCCTGTGTAAGTATAGCTACCCGAGACTGCTGTCAGAATGCTTGCAAAGGTAAGCGACGCTGCTGTCCCCGTGTAAGTATAGCTACCTGAGTCGGCGGCTAACGTGAGTGTGCCTGGAGATCCGAACGTCAGTGTGGCGGCGGTCCCAATGTAGGTGTAGGCTCCTGAGTCAGCTGCCAGGGGTCTACCAAGGTTTAACGCTGCAGCAGTGCCTGTGTAAGTGTAGGCTCCTGAGACTGCCGCTAATGCGCCCCCGAAGGTAATTGCTGCTGCAGTGCCTGTGTAAGTATAGCTACCTGAGTCAGCCGCTAAGGGTCTGCCTAAATTGAGGCTCGCTGTCGTACCGGTGTAAGTATAGCTACCTGAGTTAGCTACCAGTGGTCTACCAAGGTTTAAAGCAGATGCGGTGCCGGTGTAGGCGTAGGCTCCTGAAGCACCTACTAAAGTGTAGACCCCCGAAGCCGCCACTGTTCGCGTGAAAGGTAGAGGTGATCCCCACGATACCGGAGGGCCTTGAACGTGTGTAAATGATCCGGTCCCTACCTCTGACCATGCCCCATTGCCGCTTAGGTCGTATGTGAGATTGCTGTTGTTAATCCACGGCATCCAAGCTTTCAGATTTGAGTGTGATGTTACTACCCTTAGCGAGCGCATCTCTTGTTTAATTTGCGCTGCTGTAAGTACTGTATCAAACAACTTGAATCCCGCCATCTGGCCGTTGAACTTCTGGAAATCTCCAGGCCATGCTCCAATAGTAAAAACCGAGGTTGAAAAAGACGCTCCCGTCATGCTGGAGACGTTTACACCATCCATCCAGCCTTTTAAATCTGTGGCTCCGGTGCCTGAACAGGTCAACGCTACATGATACCAAGTGCCGGTATTGAACGTCCCGCCATAGGCATAGGTAGTGCCGTTCCAGATACCACCAGCCGTACCTGAGACGAAGAACTCTACATTATTAGCCCCAGTAGGATCAACGGCACCGAAATCAAAAATGACAGGGTACGGTGAGTTATCATCTGACTTAACCCAAGCCATGGCCGTGAAAGACGTAGTTGCACTAGGTAGGTTAGTTGTACGTTCAAACTTACGATCACCTGGAAAGTCAACAGCCATTACACAGCGTCCCTTAATTCGACCATTAGCACCTCGATATCACCTGCTGCAGTATCACCGCTAACATCTCTAAACAGCCTTAACCTGTAATAATCTCCTGCCGCGATAGAATCTTTGTTAGTTAGCGTAATAGTTACGTCCTTCTCATATCCCGCTGTTGCGGGGACTGTATCAGCAGAAGGAGTATTATCAGTATCGAACGAGCTGGCCGAATCTGTGTCTAGCGCATCCCCTGCCGTTACTGCCTCGATCGCAACAACAGGTAAAAATGTTCCACTTGTTGCTGACGTAGCTCTATACGTTACTATTGCATTGAGTGTACCCGTAAGCGCCTGATGGGCTTTTGATGTCCAATAGCAGGTTTCATCGGTCGTGTCATCAAACCCAAGGTACGGCCTAAACTGCGAATCTTGCCCAAGGTTTGGGAAATTGCTTGTTGGGAATTCAGCAGAAAGGGGACCGAACTTTTCAATCGTATTAGCCATTGTTAGCCTCTATCTCTGCTCTGATCGCTGCTCGAAGCTCGGTTGCAGTGATCTTGTTGCCGACTGGTAGCCGTATATTGATTACCTTGATAAGCGCTGCCAGCACCGCCTTAAAGGCTTCGTCTGTTGTTTTCGCTTCGATCTGGTCTCGCCTTACAGCTAGCGAGGCTGCATCTACTGCCGCTTTCTCCTGTGCCGACATTTCAACAACAGCATCACCAGCCGCTTTCCAATATTTCTGCGGCACGTTCTCAACCAAGGTCAGGTCAGGATTTATAATCCAATATGTCGAGGGGTAGTCAGGAGTGTTGACGCTGCGAATAAGCTCCGCTGTTGACCTGTTAAAGACCGTTGCCATTAAACTTGCACCTCAATTTGCTTAGGATTTATAAAATAGTCTTGCAGCTTATCACCTCTGGTTGCCGTCCTCTCGATTAAGCCTGTGCTTATCAGTTTTGTCTGTTTGGGCCTAAACCATCCGTATGGGTACGGACTACCTGAAGTACCATGACAAGCTGAATAATTTCCCCCGTTTGTATGGTAGTACATTACATCACCTCAAAAGTTATCCTTTTTGTACTTCCTGAGAATCGCCTCAATTTCTTTCACAGTTACTTCCATCTCCTCACCATTTAACTCTGCTAGGAACCAGCGCGATTGCTGCAGGTTGCACGTCAGCCATATCTCACCAAACTGTATCTTGATGGTTGCATCGCCCATTACACCGATACTCCTAGCTCAGCTTGAATTACCCGATGCGCATACGGGATAGGCTTGCTACGCTTGCCCCACGGCTTAGGAGGTCTGTTCCACGCTGCTTTTTTAGCTTTTACTTGATTGCTACGCTCTACAACATATTGGTAATAATACTGCTCACCAGTAAAATAGTACGGGGAGAAATGCAGCGTTCTTGTGCCGTAGCAGTCAACTTCTTCAGGCGTGCACGCCATTATAACCCACTCCCGTCAATCACCTTGCACGCTGAATCACACTGGATGATTATCTCGATGACAATAGGAGCGTTTGGAATTTTAGGTATCGCGCCAATCTGTACCGACTGCGAAAACTCTCCTGATAGCGCACTAACCGCATCAAGCGTTCTTGTTTGTGCTATTACTCTGACACTGTAAGGCGTTTCTCTTGAGTCGAGATTCAGCGGGAGCTTGAACGAGTCAACTGTACCAATTTCAAAACTTTGGCTGGATGCTGTGACAGGGGCATCAACAGAATAAAACACCTTATATCCAACGATTGCTGAGAGAGGCAGAGCATCGCCGTTGGTGTATCGTGTCGGGTGACTTAGGTTTACAGTCACATCCGTAGCTGCCTGGGCAACGTTAGCTAGTAATAATATTAGCGCGGTTAGGATCTTGAGCATTCGTTTTTCTCCAGTAATCACTGAGTCTTACCTCCAGGCATGAACAGCAGCACGACCTCCGTGATGCCTCGTAGTGGCGTAAATGTCAAGTATATTATACCACCAGTTGTCATCGTCCGCATCAGACACTCGATGTATACCTCCATTGGACACTCTTCGTCCAACCAGATATAATCCTGCTCGGTTCCTTGGAACGCGATCCGCCCCTGGTCATAGGACTTAAGTCCAATCTCACTGACCCCGTCCTGCTCGCCGGCGCTATCGTAGTGCTTGACGTAGATCGTATCGATCGCATCAGGTACGCCTGCCTTGGGGGTGGCCCTGATAATGTCCTCCCCTGGGATCATGCCAGTGCCAAACTGCTGAGGCGAGCCAAGTAACTCTCGCTGGCCAATGTCCCTCACCGTCTTGGCCGTGTCCCCTGCCACCCAACCTCGTGTGGGCCGGTCAAAACGCTTTCCCGTCCACCAAGGTGGGTAGCGCCCCGTTGCATGGCACACGGTCTCAAAGGAGCCAACAACCGTTTTTCCTGACCTGTTGGCGCCCAAGAAACAGCGCTCGATGTAGTGTGCGCCCTCGCTCATGAACTCCAAGTGCTTAGGGTACAGCTCTCGACGGTACGGGCCTGCGTCTGGGTACATCGTCCAGAACTTTCTCTCCCGCTTGCGCTTAAGGAGTGCGTCCAGCATCGACTGGGCGGCTGCTCGATCACTTTCTGAGAGACCAGCAAGCTTGGCTTTTAGTTCAGCTGCGTTCACAGGTCAGATCCTTCTGGCTCAGGGATTTTATGCTCGGCCAGAACCGCCTCTAAGATCGTACGAAGCTCGTCATCCTCCGCCTGCTCGTAGGTAGCATTTAGCTCCTCGCTCTTGGCAGTGGGCGGCTCAGGAGGTGGAGCAGCCACTACAGACTCTACCTCTGAGTACTGAGCATCCTCGATCTCGAGCGACACACCAAGTAACTCCTCCAAGCGGCGCTTGAGCTGCGTGTCCGAGGCTGGGAGCGAGATCTCCTTGCGGTCGGTGAACATACCCACCACACGGCCAAGGTTCTCCACAGCTTTGTTAGCCGCAGGTGCGTCAAACTGCCTGACAAACCGTGTAATAGGCTCGCCATCTACCCACTTGGTCTGGGCCACAGGTATGCGCCCAAGGGCCATGTCGCGGATCAGGCGCAAGTCGTTGATGACTTCTGTGGGGGTGACAACGCACTCCTCCCTTAGCTGCTTTTGTGCAATGCGAATGCTGGCCTGGATCGTGGGGCTGTTTAGGTATCGAAGTGCCGTGGACCTGCCAATGCCCACCATATCTGCAGCTCCACCTGCGGAGCGTGTCACCAGAAATGCCTGCACAAACTCCTGCTGATCTGCGCTTAGCAACCTACCCCAATGATCCTCTATCTGCGATGTAATCACTAACTATCCTCCACTGGCTAATGAGGGGTTTATAGCACAGTTGGTTGGCTAGCGGTAGCTGAGGTGGTGGAGGCGCTAGGAAAGCCTAGTAACTTAGCGGCTCGGCGCTGAGGAGTATCGTATACAGGGGTTTGGTTCTTGGTGCTCGGGGGCAGGCGATCGGGCGCCCACACCACACACCAGGCACCGAGTTTTCCCCCTCCCCCACTCTTCGTCTGCGAATCTCAATCAAATCAAGCACTTAGCACCTAACCCCCTAGAATATCAATCAAATCAATAACTTAGCACCTAGCCTGCAACCAGAGCGCGCTCAGCTGCTATACCTATTCATATATTTATGCGTACGTACCTCATGCGATTCAATAGCTTAGCTGCTTAGCTGCTTAGTTGCTTAGTTATTGTACATACGTGCCGCACAATCAGTACAGTTATTAAACACTTAGCATGGCTTATGCAAGGGTCATGCCGTGGCGCGTTTGGTCACTGTCAGCTTTCTTTACACTTTTAAATGCGCTTAGTGCTAAGTTATTGATTTTTCAGAGTCGTGTGACGGAATTGCGTATGAGCGAGGCGTTTTAGTCACAAATAGTTTTTTTACGCGTGTAAGTACTTGATTACCAAAGGCAATTTGCTCGGCGGCTTAGCGAATATGTTAGAAGCGAAAAAACCACTACTGTTTATATAAAAAATCAATAAAACACACCGTGAGAACCATTCTCATTAATGCTCCTTAGTATACAGCGTATACTTATTTTTAATCTATTAGAAAACCACTATCTTTATTTTTCTTACATCTTAGTTATTAAATCAGTTTCAATGGCTTAGCACCAAGCGTGACCGCAACCACGTTTTAAGTCGTCACGCTTTAACTCCTTTTAGTTATATCACACAGCCTCTTATGCCTACAGAATATATGAATCCGTTAGTGATTGATATCCTGGTGTAATAACTATCTCTCCGTTATAACTAAAAGGAGCTAAAGCGTGACGACTTGTCAGTCACGTTTTTTCATTTTTTAAGGAGCAACCACACAAACTTTAAGTATTTAATATAGTGTACACGCTCATATCTAGACCAACTCGATCACTAAGCACTCAGCCCATGACCAATAACCATTCAACACTCAACCACTAACCAAAAAACCACTGAAAAAAGTGTCAGGATTCTTTACATATATACTACCCCTGGTTGCTGCGTCCTTTATACGTAAAAACTCACACGCTCTGCGCACTTCATTTTTTAAATATTTTGGTAATTCGCTTGCGTTCAATAGATCTAGTATACTATAGTGAATGCATGAGGTGAGGCAATCGCCCACCACAAATAAAAGGAGCAAAGAAAAATGAAATCACTTTACGAGCATAGGGAAAGAAAAGCTTTAAGACAGGCGGAGCGTACAGGTCGCCAAGTTACTTTTTGGTATTTCGGCGGGCATGGTAGCGATGTGTACAGCCGCGAGGGCTGGTATACCGCATACCCCGATGGTGAATTATGGGCGCACTATTCCCACCATTACGATGGTAGTACACACTACCAAGAATACTCAGAGAGAATTAGCTGAAGGAGCAATCATGAATAACATCAAAAGATTATACGCGCTCATAGAGCGCAACATAGCAACCATAAACGCTACTCTGCCATACGATCGTGTAACGGACGCAATCATAAAGCTTTGTGAGGCCATCCAAGAAACGGATACCGATGAATCAACATGGTGTATTGGTGAGTGTGGTTATTTAGGCGGACTAGATAACTTAATAGTGGGCGCGTACTGGCACTATACCGAGTGGCATGGCGGCCAGACGTCAAAGAGTTATCAAGCATTATGTGCCCTAGGTGGATTATTTTCTCCTGGCAGGACTAGCTTAGATGAGGAGGACCCCTCTTTCGATACATTCAACTATCTAAACATTTTAGCTAACGAGTACTACATTCAAAGGAAATCACAATTATGAAAGCAAATTTACCCTACTATCTTATTGAGTATGAGGGAGTGCCAACCATGATACATACGATCAACTATGCGTACCCATCAAGTGTAACCGCGACAAAGTTAAGTCGTGGTAAGGCTGGGTGCGCGTATATAGCAGACGTGCACGGCAAAATTTTAAACGTATTCGATACGCTCGCAAAGGCGCTATCGTATGCGGATGAAAACAACATCGTGCTTGATGACTCAAGCCGCCATTGGGCGGTAAGAGTCATCAATAAAGATTGTTCACAACCACAACCACAAAGGAGGGCGGGGGGATGATTTCAGCATTCCACGGCATCGGAGCGTATAGAGGTCAGCGTAACCCGCTGGCGCTCCGCGCTGCGCTGGTGAAATGCATGGAGATCGACGGCGAGATATGTGTCGCCGATCGACCGATTGGCGCCTTCGGCGCGGTTTTTGGCGGACGCGTCTCTTGGGTATTTGACTGCGACGTGTGGTCCGAGGTCTCTGACGACGGCCTCAGAGAGTGTGATGTCGACGATCCTGACGGGAATCATTCCATGTCGCCGTCAGCTCAACACGAGTTTGAGCTGTTTTGCAGCTCAACCATGGTCAGCGCGGATACGTCGCATTACTGCGAGGCCTGGATGACAGTAGACTGCCTACGCGCGATGTGGGTAAAAAGCTGGGCGGACACAGCGACATTAAAAGCCGCGAGAATTTTAGCAAAAAACAGGAGGGTACCCCTGTTAACAGTGACGGGACAATCTCGAATTTGGGATGTCCTAGACAATCATAATTTGCCATTTTATGTGGCTATAGGAGAGTAATAATGATTTTAAATCTAACGCAACACCCGGCGACGACTGAACAGATCAATCAAGGCGTGGTTGATTTGTCAGGGGAAAGATTGAGTCAGTTGAAAGATTGGCTCACGTTCGAAAACCTGCCTACTAGGCAGGAAATAGAGGACGCAGCGCACAGCATCGCGCTGCTAGCAGTCTTCAACGATCTCGGGGGCGAGGATGGCGACTCACCGCACCCCCTATACGCAATGATAGGAGGAGCGCCGTTTTTAATGAGCGCGCTAGAGAGCGCGCTTTTGGATCACGGGATCAAGCCAGTCTACGCCTTTTCCAGACGCGAAGGCGTCGAGGAAACCCAGGCGGACGGGTCAGTGCGTAAAACCAATGTGTTTCGGCACGTCGGATTCGTCGGTCTAGAGTAGTTTTTTTAGCTGGCCTCGCGGGGCCAGCGATAAAGATTATTCACAACAGCCGCTACGGCGGCAAAGGAGAGAGAAATGAAAATCGATCTTAGATGACACGGATAGTAGGAAAGCATTGGATAGTGCAGGCATAGAACTAAGTATGCCTATAGATGGGTGCGGCGACAGCGCGATAGAAAGTGCATTACACGCCATCGGCGAAGCGATGGGATACACGTACACTAAAATAATTCGTGAGCACGGGTAGTCTTTTAGATGGCTCTCAACACAGAGAGTCATCGCTAAAGATTGTTCACAACCACAACCACAACCACAAAAGGGAAAGCAAAATGCTAGCAATAACATTTATAAATAATTGGAATATGGGTGTTAGTATCGGACTGCTCAGAGGCGCTGATCTCGGAGACGCTAATCTCCGATGCGCTGATCTCAGAGGCGCTGATCTCAGAGGCGCTAACCTCGAAGACGCTAACCTCGAAGACGCTAACCTCGAAGACGCTAACCTCGAAGACGTGGATCTCC